TCAACCGGCTTGCTTGTCACTTGCTTCGTGACCAGATGCTAACAACTGTTGCATTGCGATATCCGCCAAAATCTTTTGACGATCCTTATTTGGTAGAGAGTCATATAGCATTCCCATAGCCATTGCATCATGAGATATGCCAAGCCGTTCAGGAAGGTCATTTGGCAAAGGCAATTTTGATTGAGTAGCCTGCTGCTCTAATTGAACGACACCTAACAATACCCCTATCCCATGTCTGAAAACCCTGTCAATGATGGCCTCTCGTTCATGGTCGGTCATTCTATCTAATATTGCTAGCCATGCTTGCTGCTGTTCAGGTGTTGCTGTTGCGCGTGTTTTATCACTCACAGGTGAGGGATTTTTTTCCGTTACACCCTCGATAGTGCTTCCAGTCGCTAGCCATTCAAATGAGCAACCAGTGGCTTTCGCTATTTGAGCAATCTTATCTAGAGCTGGATATGTCTTCCCGTTTACATAATCCCTTATAGCCTTATCTGACATACCACATTTGCTGGCAAAGGATTTGTAAGGCTCTCCATTTATAACCGTAGTTAATCTCTCCCCGAAGCGTGCTATTACACTCTCAAGCAAAGTATGCTCTGTGTTTTTACTTTCAATATCGTGTTTTTCCACTCTAACCCCCACAGGCAAGCCCCTACATCAAAGGAATTAAGAAAATTTACTTGGGTATAAAAACACGCCACCCATTTACAAGCGTGCTTTTATACGCTAGATTTATACCCATACCGATAAGCGCTAGAGATTATCGGCGCAGATAAACCCATGAGGATCACACAATGCAGACAAACAGACAAGACTGGCATCGCGCAGATATCCGCGCTGCATTAGAAAAGAGTGGTACTAACCTACGAACCCTGTCTGTTGCAGCAGGTCTGTCCAAAGACACTTTACGCAATGCCCTGGTTCGCCCTTGGCCAAAAGGCGAGCGTTTAATCGCTCATGCCATTGGTGTTAATCCAGAGATCATCTGGCCAAGTCGTTATGAAAAATGGAAGGAGGCTGTATGAAAAACGTCTGGGTGGTAGGCGCTGATGGTCAACTCTTTTTTAATATTCAAAATGAGGATAATGCCAAGGCCGAGCTTATACGTGCTATCGAAACATATCCGCACGACCTTGATTGGTTGGAGTTACTCCTTCATGTCGTTACACATCTTTCGAATCCTTCAGGAAACCCTTTAACAACTCAATGGCCAGAACATCCCCCCGTTATCTTGGATGGTTGTTCTTATTCTGAACGAGTTGCTGCAAAACAAGTTCAGGAGTGAATGATATTCCTTTTTGTAGCAGCTCATACACAGCGTAGCCCATCGATATAGCGGGTAACTCACGTTGAGCTTTTACTTGCAGAGCTGTGAGTTTTTCAAGTGATTTATCATAGTTGTTCATAGGTTCCTCATTAATTGGAGTGTTGACGATGGATGTTTGGGTTACAGCGCAGGAGTGCATCGGGTTGCCGAATATGCCAACCGCCCCATTTAACATATCTAACCGGTTGAAAAAAAACGCGACAGTAGAAACCATGCGTAAGCGTGAAGGCACTAAAGCCTATGAGTTTCATATCAATTGTTTGCCACCTGTCGCCCGTGCTTCGGTCTTAAAAACCCAGGGTACGGTTGAGATCAACAACCAACATTTTGACATCATTAAACGGCCGTCTGATGCCTATTGCCGCGAGTCATTGTGGCAACACTGGAATAACGCCAGCAATAAGCAGCGTGAAAAAGCAAAAGAAAAATGCGAAGCCGTTATGGCTGTGGCCGGGTTGATTGATTCCAGTATTGATACGTTGACAGCATTTGATTCTGTCGGTGAAGCCCTCAAGGTGTCATCAGCCAACGTTCGGCGCTGGTATTACCTCGCCAAGCCGTTTGACCGCACCGACTGGCTGGCGGCACTGGTCAGCAAACATGGCCACAACCTGACCGCCCGTAAAATGAAAGAGGCCGAATGTTCTTCTAAGGCTTGGGATTTCTTTCTCGCTGATTTTCTACGTCCGGCGCAACCGGCATTACGTACCTGTTACGCGAGATTGGAAGAAGCTGCCGTCGCCCATAACTGGACAATACCGAGTTTATCCTCGCTGCGGCGCAAGCTAGAGCGTGAGGTTCCTGCGGAGCAAGTCGTTTTGTTACGCGAAGGAGAACATACCCTGATGCGTCTATATCCAGCTCAGGAGCGCAGCGTGTTGGAACTGGATGCGATGGAGTGGATCAACGGCGATGGTTACCAACATAACGTGTTCGTTCGTTGGTTTAACGGTGAAGTTATCCGGCCTAAAACGTGGGTCTGGCAGGATATTCGTACTCGTAAGATTTTGGGCTACCGCACCGATGTGTCAGAAAACAGTGATTCTATTCGTCTGGCGCTGGCTGATGTGGTTGAGCAATACGGCATACCCAAACATATCACCATCGATAACACCCGCGCAGCAGCCAACAAGTGGATGACTGGTGGTGTGCCAAACCGTTACCGCTTCAAAGTTAAAGAGGATGACCCGAAGGGCATTATTCCTTTATTGGGCATAAAACTGCACTGGACAAGTGTCTTGTTTGGTCAGGGTCACGGCCAGGCCAAACCGATTGAACGTGCGTTCTCACACGGTGGGTTGGGTGAGGTTGTCGATAAACACCCCTCACTGGAGGGGGCGTATACCGGTGCCAACCCCATGGCCAAGCCGGATAATTACGGTGAACGGGTGGTTGATGCTGAAGTCTTTTTAAAAGCGCTGGCCGAAGGGATCGCCTTCTGGAATCGCCGTCCTAAGCGCGATACCGAGGTATGTCGGGGTATCCTCTCCTTTGATGCCGCCTTTGAGCAAAGCTATCAGGAAAGCACCGTGCGCAAAGCTACCGCAGAGCAACGGCACTTGTTACTGCTGCCATCTGAGGCGGTCACTGTTAATGATGGCACCTTTGTGCTGAAGGCTGGCGGGAAGTTGCAGGGCCGTGAGAATCGCTACTACAACGAACAGTTACTGGGTATCAAGCCTAATAAGGTTGTGGTGCGGTTTGACCCGGCACAATTACACGCCAGTGTGCTGTGTTACACCCTTGATGGGCGCTTCATCTGTGAAGCCACTTGTATTCAGAAAGCCGGGTTCGGTGACACGCAAGCCGCCCGTGAACATCACAGAAACAGAACCCGATTTGTTAAACGCACGAAAGAGGCAACAGCAGCACAGAGCCGCATGACCGCGCTGGAAGTTGCCGAGCTGATGCCTGATACCTTGCCACCGGAACCCCCTGAAAGCCGAGTGGTTGAAATCTATCGCCCTGTCGGTAATACCGTGCGGCGTGAACTGGTAGAGGAACAGTCTGAGACAGACTATGACTATGCCTTTGAAAATGCGGTTGCTCAATTACATGAGCAGTCACAAAAAAACAGCCTGTAGGAGAAGAATTATCATGAGTAATGTAATGGATATAGCCCATGCCCAAACCGCAATGGCTGATGTTCGCGCCGAGATACGCGGGATAGTTGAGCGCGATGATGTGACCTATAGCACTATCGCCCGTGAAAGTGCCATTTCAGGCACTGCCCTGTCGCAGTTTATGAGTGAAAGTTACCGGGGCGACAACAGTAAAATCGCAGGACAGCTCTCTATCTGGCTGGAAAACCGTAGCCGCCGCGCGAATGAAATGCCGGAAGCCCCTGATTTTGTGCAGACCAAAACAGCACGTCAGATATGGTCTGCACTGCAATATGCACAGTTGGCACAATGCATCACCGTTATCTATGGCAGTCCCGGCGTCGGCAAAACTCGCTCATTGCAGCAGTTTGTTTCTGAGCGCCCGAATGTCTGGTTAATCACCGTTTCCCCCTCCCGCGCCAGCCTTAGCGAAGCGCTCTATGAATTGGCTTTAGAGCTGGGTGTCGGTGATGCACCCCGTCGTGCTGGGCAATTGGGCCGTGCAGTGCGCAGGAAACTGCGTGGCACTAACGGCTTGTTAATTATCGATGAAGCCGATCACCTGGATTACCCGGTGCTGGAAGAATTGCGCATCTTGCAGGAAGAAACCGGTATCGGTCTGGCGCTGGTCGGTAACCCACCGCATTCACTAACTGCGTTGCTTTACGTTTCATGCATGTACCCCTTCAAGGTCTTTGACGGCTGCACGGATGTGCTTTTCAGTCAGGGCTTCGTTACTGCCTTTGGCAAACATCGCTGCCAGGCGGAGTGTGTGGGAGACGGTACGCAATGCGCCGGGACGCTCGGATAAGGTCTGGATCAACGCGCGTTCGGCTTTCCCCGTCAGGCCCCATGCATCGGAAATAGCAGTGATGTCATCCCGCTTGGTTTTGAGGATGGCCACTTTCTTGGCGATACGGCTAAACAGACGGGCGAAATCCACACTACGGGAACTGCCGCCAGTCAGTTTGGCGTATACCTGATGGTTGGCTCGAACGCCGTAACGTTGAAATCAAACGAGTTAACACTGAACGGGCCAGACCGATGCTGGAGATTGTCGCTCCGTGTCCAGACTTGATTCGCCGTTCTAAAGAAATGATAGAAACCCATAATGGCAGTATGCGTAAGGCGTATACCGCGATGGTGCAGGATTGCATAATTTACTGGAGGTAAGAAATGAGCAAAATAAAAATAATGACAATTACAACTGTTATTTATGTAACAGAAAACGAAGGTATCAAACAGGCAATAACATCTAGCTATCATCCTGGTGCTAAGGATTTCGCCCAGGAATATTTAAAAATACTTACCCGTGTCCAGCCATCAATCATTTCAGGTGTAGTAAAACACGTTGGTGAAAATATGGGCATGAACACCAATACTCAAAAAAACCACTGAGGTCTGCACTATGGAAAATAAAAAAGTATTACCTGAAGGTTATATGGTAGACCGAAAATCTCGCCTGGTACCCATCAGTCAGGTGTCTGATTTCGACCTTGAAATGGACGCATTTGTCCGTGCGCAGGTTGCTGAAGCCATCGAAGAAAGCGCACGTATCAAAGCGTTCAAGTCAAAATCATTTGATGAGTGTTACGCCTGGCTGGACTTGGTGGCGGAGAAGTACGGTAAGACACGCGGCGGTCTGAAGGGTAATGTCACTTTTGCCAGCTATGATGGTAGCAAACAAATCCGCATAGCCGTGCAGGATTCCCTGACCTTTGGCCCGGAGTTACAGATTGCTAAAGACCTGATAGACGAATGCCTTAATGAATGGTCCGAAGGTGCCAATGAGAATTTACGCGCCATTATTCTGGATGCCTTTGCCGTTGATAAAGAGGGCCAATTAAATACGGGCCGTATCTTATCTTTACGCCGTATCAAAATTGATGACCCGCGCTGGCATCAGGCGATGGAAGCCATATCCGAATCGTTACAAATTGCTGTATCCAAAACCTATATCAACTTCCGTCAGAAAGACGCAGACGGCAAGCTGGTCAACATTCCTATTGATATTGCGGCGGTGTGATATGAACGCTAAAGAGTTTAATAAAAAATACCCTATTGGCAGTGGTTTTATTTATCAACCCAACAAAGTATTACGGGGAGGCCGAGCAGTCAGAACGGTTGCCGCCGCGGGTGACTTTAATCAGGGCGTTATTGTTGAAATAAGCCTTGAACCTTGGTTTGCCAATATTACGGCATTAACCCCCGCAGGATAATTTAAAACTCTATTAAACCACTTTAAATATGGCGTAAACCCGTCAGGGCTGGCTTACGCCTAAATCGAGGATTCACTATGAATAGTCCGCAACTTGTACGCTTGATACATATCGCTAAAAGCCAATTAAAACTGGATGATGAGACCTATCGTGTCTTGCTCGCCAATGCCGCGAACGGCAAAACAAGCTGCTCTGTGATGTCTTATCAGGAACTGCAAGATGTTTACTCAGAGTTCCAGCAAAGAGGATTTAAACGCCGTTTTAATAAGCCTGCAACGCGGGTTAAACCGGATTCAAAAGGCCGTTCAAGAGCGGAGGAAATACCCAAAATCCGTGCCATCTGGAACACCATGTTCCTGCATGGCTTTGTCGGTAGCGATGATGAACTGGCACTGAATGCTTACGTTAAGCGTATGACCTCACAGCTCAATAAAGGTGTAGGTGTTGCCGAGGTGGGCTGGCTTGACGGCTGGCTGGCATTCCGGGTGCTTGAGTGCATCAAGCAGTGGCATATTCGTCTGATGATCAAATCAATGATAGCCCGCCGCAAGTCTCTGCCGGTTAACCCTATTACCGGTGATGAGTCGCGTGATTACCCGGTTATTGCCAATGCCTACGAGGCCAGCCTATGAAACTGTCCCGCTGCCCTATCTGCCATACCGACTGGCATCTGGAAGCCTTGTGCGAAGATGATTCCAGCCGCCAACTTCTTAAGATACTGACTGACTTACCGGGGAGTTGCGCCCGGCATCTGGTGGCCTATATCGGCTTATTTCGCCGCGAGAAGTCCAATCTGAGCAATAGCCGTGCGCTTAAGCTGGCATCCGATGTGTTGGAACTCTATACACCAGGTCGCGTTCTGGCTCATGCGCTCAGTGAAACTGTTGAGCGTATCCGCGAAAAACGCGCACTGGGCGATAAGAAACCCCTCTCGAATCACAATTATCTGAAAACGGTATACCAATCGTCTAAACAGATTTTTGCTCAGACCAGCACGGTCAGTGCCAGGGAAAAACAGCAGGTAGAGCAAGTCCGTAATGCCGAGAACTATGATGATTATTTCAAGCGAATGCAACAGCTTGGAGTTGATATTGCCACGCTGCCGGGCGGGGCCGACTGGCTCAAAATACAGGGGGGTGTATGAACGATAACTTACCGCTGTTTGATGATGATCATGCAGAGCTAGGATTGTTACTGGATAGGATAGACGCTATCCCATTCGGTGAGTTACATGCCCGCTGGCCACAACTATTGGCAGATATGATTGACCTCTTTTGTGCTGAGTTACAACGCCAAGGCCATGATGAGGTTGCGGCCCGTTTATCTGCCAGTAAATTAGTTGGCGCATTGGCTCACTATTATGGTGGTCGTGCGGTTTACCTGCCTACAGGCGAGGCGCTCAAAGCAGCTCTACGTGATAATCAGTTGTTCGATGAATGGAGCCGTTCGCGGGGTGATATTGATTGCCTCGCGCGAAAATACGCCCTTACTAACTCGACGGTTTATGCTATTTTGCGACAGCAACTCGCTTTACATCGTAAGCGTTACCAGACCGAGTTATTCGACTAAATCCAACCCGCCAAATCAGGCGGGTTTTGTTTGACCCGTCACAAACCCACCCAATTACCCCCATACGTAATGATGAGCTACCGATTATCAACAGGTAGCTATTATGACCCCATACAGCGTTACATTTATTCATGCTATTGATTACATGCTCGCGGCAGAAGGCGGCTATGTTAATGACCCTACCGACAAAGGCGGGGAAACAAAATACGGCATCAGTAAGCGCAGCTATCCCACTCTCAATATCGCCGCACTAACCCCAGAGCAAGCTACTGAAATTTACTTCCGTGATTATTGGTTAAAGGTTGGTTGCGACCAGTTACCCGACGGTATCTCTCTTGCTGTGTTCGACGGCGCTGTACAGCATGGCTATAAAGTGGCTATCCAGCAGCTACAGCGGGCCTTGCGGGTTGTCGATGATGGTGTCATCGGTGCCAAGACATTAGCGGCGGTAGAGGCAGTCATGCCACGGTTGTTCTTTGCCCGGCTGATGAACCAGCGTTCCCAGACCTACACCCGCATTATTGCCAATTCTCCGGTGCAAATCCGCTTCATGAACGGATGGTTTAACCGTCTGGATAAGCTGACAACGGCTGTTTGGGAGGTGCTGTAATGACTTTGCCTGCCACTTCTGTTTGCCTGTTGCAAACGCTGATCCCCGAACTGCGTAACCCACGCTATCGCCGTACCTATTTTGAGGCGAGAAGCTGTTGTCTGCGTCGTGCGCTCGCGGGTGTCCTACATGATGGCCATCAGGGCCAGCTACATGGACGGTCAGATTATTGAATTTACCCCTTTGCCTGGGAAACACAGTGCTCCCAGCGAAGATGATGATTCACCCAATATAGAAAGGGGATGCTGGTGAAAATGCTCAGTCGATTGGTTGACGCCTTTGGGCGTCGTTTCTGGTTCCAGAGTGAGCCGCAAACTGAGTCTGACGATTCACGGGTGAGCCAGTTGCGCCGCCATTACAGTGACCACCCCGTCAGTGGCCTGACGCCTGCCCGTGCGGCTGAAATTCTGGTGGATGCCGAACGGGGGCTGTTGCTCGACCAGTGCGATTTGGCCGAGGATATGGAAGAGAAAGACTCTCACCTTCAGTCTGAGCTGGGTAAGCGTCGCCGGGCTATTCAGTCCCTCAAGTGGACAATCAAGCCCCCGCCGAACGCCAGCCGTGAAGAAATCAGAGACGCTGAACTGTTGACCGAGATCCTGCTGGATGCATCATATTTGCCTGATTGTATCTTTGATGCCACTGACGCCATTTTAAAAGGTTTCTCGTGTCAGGAAATCGAGTGGGAGAATGTCGAAGGGTTACTGATCCCGCGTGAGATTGAGTGGCGTGACCCTGCCTGGTTCCAGACACACCCCGATGATCGTAATAATTTGCGGTTGCGCGATGGCAGTTATCACGGTGCCGAACTCCAGCCGTTCGGCTGGATACAGCATTATGCGAAATCGAAATCCGGTTATTTGGCCCGTACCGGTTTGATCCGCACGCTGGTTTGGCCCTTCATCTTTAAAAACTACTCTGTCCGTGATCTGGCCGAATTTCTGGAGATCTACGGCTTGCCGATCCGTGTGGGCCAATACCCTGCCGGGGCCACCGATAAAGAGAAACAGACCCTGCTGCAAGCGGTGATGTCCATTGGCCATAACGCCGGGGGCATTATTCCCCGTTCAATGCTGATTGATTTTAAAGCCGCCGCCGACGGTACGGCTGATCCGTTCCTTGCCATGATGTCCTGGGCAGAACTCAGCATGTCTAAAGCCATTCTGGGGGGCACACTTACCAGCCAGGCGGACGGGGCGAGCAGTACAAATGCCTTGGGTAATGTCCATAATGAAGTGCGTTATGAGGTCTGTTCCAGCGATGCCACCCAATTGGCGGCCACGCTGACCCGTGATTTGTTATTCCCACTGTATGTGTTTAATTGCCAGTCCTATAACAATCAGCGCCGCCATCCCCGCTTTGAATTTGATCTCTCAGAGCCAGAAGACGTTAGCACCTATGCCACGGCGTTACCGAGCCTTGTGGGCATGGGCATGAAAATTCCGTTGCAGTGGGCGCACGACAAGCTGCAAATCCCGATTGCTGCCAGAGATGAGGATTGTCTCAAAGCCATGGCCCCAACCCCTGACTTCTCCCAGGCGTTACTCCGTGCCCGCGACGTTCGGCCCGGTGTTGCGGCGCTGGCAGCAACGCCTCAACCGACGGATGTCATGCCGGATGCAGTGAGTGGTGAGCAGTGGCAGGCTGCAATAGACCCACTGCTAAAGCCAATTATCGATGCGCTCAATACCGGTGGTTATGCCGCGGCCAGGGCCAAAGCCGATGAGCTGTATGTGGGCATGGATGACGCCCAAATCGCGGATATCCTGCACCGTGCCATGTTTGTTGCCGAGACCTGGGGGCGACTGAATGCCACAGCCGGTTGATTTGGGTTATGCGGCGACATTAGCGCCAAAACTTGCCGTCGATTATTTCCGTTCGAAAGGCCACAACATTACATGGAACTGGCAGGAGGCGGATGCTGCTGCTCATGCGCGGGCGTTTACCGTGGCCAAGGCGGTGCGCATGGATGTGCTGACGTCGATTAACAGTGAGGTTGACCGGGCACTGAGCGAAGGCACCACCGAACGCGAGTTTATCAAAACCCTCACCCCGCGCTTGCAAGAGCAAGGATGGTGGGGGAAACAAATGATTGTTGATAGCGCAGGAGGTATTGAAGAGGTTCAACTGGGCAGTCCAGCCCGTCTGGCGACCATCTACCGAACAAATCTGGCCACGTCCTATCAGGCGGGTCGTTATCAGCAGCAGTTGGGCAGCAGTGAGACCCACCCTTACTGGCAATATATCGCCATCATGGATGGGAATACCCGCAAAAGTCATGCGGCCATGCATGGTCGCGTGTTCCGTTTCGATGATCCCATATGGAATACGCTATATCCACCGAATGACTGGGGATGTCGTTGCCGTGTCCGGGCACTGACGGCCGCGCAGGTCAAACGGATGGGGCTCACGGTTGAGTCCAGTGTCGGGGCCATTACCACCCAAACAGTAGAATCGGGTGTCGATAAGCGCACCGGTGAAGTGTATGAGTCTGACGTCACTACCTTTACTCGGGGTAAGCAGCGCATGACCACCGGGGCGGGTTGGGCGCACAACGCCGGGCAATTGGCCATGGGGGCTGACGTTAATATGGCGCGTAAGCTGGTTGAGCTGCAAAACCGGGCACTGCGCCAGCAGGTTATTCAGTCGCTGAACAACGCCCCGGCCCGACAAGCCGCCTTTTCGCAGTGGGTCGGTAATGCGCTGACCATCCGCAGTACCGGCAACAACGTGCAACCGCTGGGCTTTATGGCGGAGGATATTGCCACGGCAGTGGAAGCCCGTACCGGCAAACCGGCGGCACGGCTGCTGGCCATCAGTGAAAAAGAGTTGGTGCAGGCCGACAGCGTGCAACACAAAGAGAAAGGGCTGTCTCTGACGCTGGCTGAGTACCAGACACTGCCCCGCGTGGTGGCCAATCCGTCAGCAGTGTTGTGGGATACGCAGACCCAGCGCCTGATGTACATCAGCGGTGATGCAGACAGCACACTGAAAACTGTGGTCAATGCGCCGTGGCAAACGGACCGCATCGATATGCTTGATGTGGTGGTCACACCACAGCGCGTCCCATTATCTGCCTTGAAGAAAGGCATGGACAGCGGCCAATACGAACTATTACAGGGAACACTCTAAATGCGAATTGACTCTCGATTTGATGACAGCAGTATTGTCAACGCGTTTAAACGGTTGCAGGCGTTGGGACAAGACACGACGCCCATCACTCGCGCCATTGCGGCCGTGCTGGCCAGCGAAAGCGAAGACGCCTTTGCCAATGAGAGTGACCCGACTACCGGTAAAAAATGGGCACCGCTAACGGATAACTATAAAGCCCGGCTGGCAAAGAAAGGCAAGACCGGTAATATGCTCCAGCGCAGCCAGGGCGGACTGGCGATGTCACTGTCTACCGAGTATGACGCCGTCAGTGCCGCTATCGGTACCAACAAAATCTATGGCCCACTCCATCAATGGGGCGGCTTGTCGCATATGGCTCCCGGCCCTGCGGCAGTCCCGGCACGTGAGTACATGGGGCTGTCGCAAGATGGTGTTGCGGATATCCTCACTATTATCAATGAGCAGCACGCCAGAGCGTTACGAACATAACTGATACGGTTTTACCTTTAAAAAGTGTTAAACGTGCCACGGCATTTTTAAACGGGGTTTAAAGGGGGTATAGTGCCACCTCATCCGCTGTTCCCCTGTTTTATCCTCATGGGCTTCTCGCCGATGGTGTGATCTACCACAAACCCACCTGATTATCAGACCCGCCGACAATGGCGGCATGAAAACAAAAAAACCAACCCACTCACGTTTAGCCATCCTCAATTCGACCTTATCCGGTTCGAGTGACGGCTGGTATCAATTGCTGCCCGCCGGTCATTTCAGCGCCCGTGATGGTCGCCCTGATGATATTGCGAGTGGCACCTGGTTTATTGACGCAACGATTGCCGACGCTTTTATCCAGGCCACGGTAGCCGTGAATCAGCCGGTTCTGTTCGACTACAACCACGTCACCCTCAAACAAGACGAAGACGCCACCGCGGCCCGCGAAGCGATTGCCGCCGCCTGGCTGACAAATCCGCGTGAAAATATGCAATGGCGTGAAGGTCAGGGTTTGTATGTGCGCCTGGCATTTACTCCGGCCGCACAGGCCGCCATTGATGCGAGCGAATGGGCCTACCTGTCTGCTGTTTTCCCCTATGACGACAATGGCTATCCGCTGTTCCTGCGGATGGGTGCATTAACCAACGACCCCGGTCTGACCGGCATGGCCTCACTCGCCGCCCTCGCGGCGCAATCTCTGATAGATATCTCCCCCGAAAAGGTAACTGAAATGAATGACTACATTCGCCAACTGCTCGAGCGGCTTGGCATTGAACTTCCCGACGATTTGGACTCACTCGATGAAGATGGCTTAGGTGCGCTGTTGCAACAAGCACTCAGTGCGCTGGATATCATTCTGACGGCGGCTGAAGTGGCTGTTGATGCATCGTCGGCCATTGAAGCCGCGGCCAATCCTGAAGATGCGCTCAGTGATGTGTTGGACGTTGTAGATGGTGCGGCGACAGATATCGTCGAGGCCGAACAAATTTTGGAAGAAGCCGCGCTGAATGGCGTGGACTTGACCAAATTTGTCCCGGCAAAAGCCTATCAATTGCTGGCGCGACGTGCCGCCGTGCTGTCGGCACGTAGCCAGGGCACCAACGTGGAATCGGTTATCCAGAATGCCCGCCGTTCGGGGCGTGTGACTGCCGCCGAAGTGCCTTATCTGCGTGCGCTGGGCAAGCAACACGGTGTGGCTGAGTTAAACGCTGCAATCAGTGGCCGCAAACCTGTCGTGGCCTTAAAAGCCCGTCAGACAAAAGGCCTCAGTAAGCCGACGACACGCCTTGCTGTTCTCTCCGCTGTTGAAAAAGACGCCGCCCGCCTTCAGGGGCTAACTGAAGCGGAATATCTGAAACGCAAGAAAGGAGCCGCTAAATAATGGCTATTGTAACCCCCGCACTCGTCAAAGCGCTGTTTACCGGCTGGAATGGTGATTTCCAGAACGGTTTAGATGGCGCAGCCAGTCAGTATGAAAAAATCGCCACCATTGTACCGAGTACCACGAAATCCAATACGCGTGACCGTGCTGGCCGGTGACACCGCTGCCGCGATGGCCACGAAAATGACGACGGCCATCACTGCCCGTAAAACCTTGCCGGTGACGGCGAAATCTACCGAGGGCGTCGTGACGCTGACCGCCAACTGGAGCGGGGTTACCGGCAATGATATTGATATCCGGGTGAACTATTACGACGGTGAAATGCTGCCCTCCGGTGTGGGCTGTACCTGTAGCGCCATGACTCAGGGCGTGGGTAATCCTGACTTGGCTGACGCTATTGTCGCCTTTGGTGATACCTGGTGGAATTACCTGGTGAACCCGTTCACCGATACCGCCAATCTCGACCTGCTCAAACTGGAGCTGGTGAACCGCTGGGGGCCACTGCGTCAGATTGATGGCCAGTGTTTCATGGGGTTCCGTGGCACCCATGCGGTGACCAGTACATTTGGCACGCAGCGCAATGATTATCTGTTCTCGACTGTCGGAACGGGGATTGTGCCGCAACCGCCGTATGTCTGGGCGGCAACAATCGCCGGGGTGGCTGTCGCCTCGCTCAGTATCGACCCCGCACGCCCGTTGCAAACCCTTGAACTACCCGGATTACTGCCGCCGTCAATGGGGGAGCGCTGGGCGTTGAATGAGCGCAACCTGTTGCTGTATGACGGAATGTCAACATACACCTTCGCCTTACTTACAAGGCGGAACACTGGGAGAGAAATGGAACAAATCGCAAGCCGCTGCGCCCACCGAAGCCCGTGATTTTCGTCAGGCGATCACGCCGCCAGATGGCAAAATCACGGTTGAAGTATCATCAAAAGACAGTGGGTTACAGGTTAAGACTACAGAAGTAAAATCCAAAGGCGTCGATTTGCGTGTGAACACCGGCTACACCTACGGTGGAGGCTTGTGATGGATTACGCAACCTTGTTTGAGGATACATCATGGCGTGGCCGTCTTGCCGACGGCAAAGGCTCTTTTCGGGGCGTTCCGTTCTGGATGATTGAAGACGCGACACTGACTGGCGGACGTCGTATTGTGCGCCATGAGTACCCATTGCGTGATGATGGCCAGACAGAAGACATGGGGCAAGCCCTGCGCCAGTATGCCTTTACAGCGGTGGTGTACGGCGATAACTACTTTGACCTGCGCGATGCGCTGATTGATGCCCTTGAGGTTGAGGGCGTGGCCGAGCTTATCCATCCGAACTGGGGCACCTTAAACGCCCAGATAGAAAGCTATACGGTGCGTGAGTCTTGCGGGGCACAGGGCACGGCAATATTTTCAATTACCTTCTCGCCTGCGGCGGATGGTACCGCGCCGATTGAAGCCGAAAATACACAGCTTGATAGCGACAGCCTGGCTGACAGCTTACTTGATGACCTTCAGGCTGATTGGGCTGCTGTCACTGCTGCGGTGGCTGATGCGACGGCAGCGATGAATGAAGTGGAAAAAACGGTTAACACCATTACTAACGGTATTCGGGGGTTGGTGTCTGGTAGTGGCGGCGCGGGTTTGTTGGCTTCTGCCCTGGCATTAAAAGGTTCAGTCAAAAACCTGATGAATAGCCCCGGCCAGCTTTTCGGCGATATGTTCGGTCTGGTTAAGGGGGTGGCTAATACGGGTACGTCTGCTGCATCAAGCCGTACATTGAAAAAAATAAGTGGTGGTATTCAGACACAATCAACAGCGAATGACCCGGCGATGGCTCAGTTACAAGATGTTATCCATCTCTCTGTCAACACATACATCGCGGCTGAACTTGCCGAAGTCACTTTGTCTGCGGCAAAAGAAACCACCCGCGCCCAACCCGCCGCACCGACATTAACCGGCAGCACTGGAGAACTGTCGTTAACTGACCCGGTGGCTGTTGATGTCGATACCCCGCCGATTGAGACGCTGGAAGACAGCAACAAGGCGATGAATGAACTGGGCAATATATTGCTTGACGCACTTATCGCCACCGGTGATCGGGGCTGGTTTAACGCATCAAATCAGGTACGAACCTACCGTTTGACCTTTATCCAACAAATGATGGCCACGGCGCAAAATCTGCCGACGGCCAGAGCGGTACAACTCACCGGAACTGAACCTGCCTTGGTGGCACTCTATCGTCACACCGGTGACGTGCGCCAACTTGATCGCTTTGTTCGCCGCAACGGTATCCGGCATCCGGCGTTTGTGACCGGCGGTGTTGAGGTTGAGGTAATCAATGACACATCAAATTGAACTGTATTTAGATAACCGGATTTACAGTGGCTGGAAAGAATTGAGTATCACACGCAGCATTGAAGAAATCGCTGGGCAATTCACGCTGGGCGTCACGGTCAATAGTGGCGACTCACCACTGGTGTTGAAGGCTGGCACAGCCTGCAAGCTGGAGATTAACGGTCAGCGTGTCGTAACCGGATACGTTGATACCATTGAGATAGACGTTGAAGGTAAAAGCCGTACGACCACAGTGACCGGCCGGGATAAAACCGGCGATTTGGTTGATTGTGCAGCGATCCACGGCAAAGGTCAGTGGCGCAATGTCACGCTTGAGCAAATAGCCCGTGACCTGTGCCAACCCTTTGGTGTCAGTGTTATCTGGCAGGTTCAGTTAGCGGCAGCGGCGACAAAATTTAAGGTCTGGCAAATTGAGCCGGGGGAAACGGTATTTGATTCGTTATCACGCGCGGCCCGTCATCGCGGTGTGTTACTGACCAGTAATGCCAATGGCGATCTGGTCTTTACTATGGCAAGTCAGGTTCGGGCCGGTTCACTGATACTGGGTATGTCAAAAGACGATCAATCATCATGCACACCGATTCTGGCTATCAAAACCCATTTGTCATGGATGGAAAGATTCAGCCTGTACCGGGTTAAAGGTGCCGCCGCCGCCAGTGGGTTGTGGGGCGAAACCCAAACAGCCAGTCAGTCTACCTCTGTCAATGTCGATGTGATTGACCCAGATATCACGCGTTATCGTCCCACCATCATTATTGCCGATGACAACTTCACTAAAGCGAAAGGTAATGCTCGTGGTAGTTGGGAACAACAACGTTCGATGGCCCATGCCACCACTGCCACAGTAACAGTACATGACTGGTTTAATCAGCGAGGCCAGCTTTGGACACCTAACCAGCTAGTGACTGTGAAGGCCACTGCGGCGGGATTGTCAGACCGTGATTTGTTAATCACTACCGTCACATTTGATTTGACGCAAGACGGTGGCACAGTCACCGAACTGGAGCTGATGCCGCGGGAAGGGTTTGAAGAACCCGCCGAGCCTGACGCTAAAACGGGCAGTGTGAGCGATGGAATATGGCGATGATAAGACAGATAAATAAAGTGACGGCCGGGTTTCAGCGCCGGTTACGTCTGATGATTTCGCGCGGGGTTGTCAACATCATTAATGATGGCCTGAAGACCCAAAACCTTCAGGTGTCGATGCTGGCAGATGAGACCGCGGATGATGTTGAACGCTTCCAGAACTACGGTCACAGCAGTGTGCCGCCCGCAGGCAGTGAAGCTATCATTTTATCGGTGGGCGGTATTCGCCAGCATCTGGTTGCCATCGCCGTGGATGATAAAAACTCACGCCTGGGCAATCTCGAACCCGGAGACAGTGCCGTCTACCACCTTGAGGGGCACAAGATTGTGCTGTCCAAAAACGGGGTTATCAAGATTGTGTGTAAGCGTCTTGAGGTGGTGGCCGAAGACGAAATCCTGTTTGACTCACCCCAAACCCGCTTTAGCGGTGATGTTGATATTGTGGGTGTCAGTAAAGCCAATGACCACCAATCCAACGGGATTAGTGGCGCTGGCCACACCCACCCAGAACATGATGGCTACACCACCGGAGGGCCAAACACATGACCGATATCGCGTTGATTTGGCAAACCGATGGCGCTGATATTGCTGTAGGTCATGCAGATATTCTGCTCGATGATTCACTGAGCACTGCCGTGATTATTTCCCTGTTTACTGACCGCCGCGCACTGTATGCCGATGAATTGCCTTCCGGGCCAAACACCGATCCGCGCGGGTGGTGGGGAGATGTTTTTCAGCGTAGGCCTATGGGCAGTCGTCTGTGGCTGCTTTCCCGCGAGAAACAAATGGCCTCAGTATTATCACGGGCCAAAGCCTACGCCGACGAAGCACTAGCCTGGCTGGTTGAAGACCGGCTAGTCAGGCAAGTTCAGGTCACGGCCACGGTGCAACAAAAAGGTACATTGCGACTGGCAATACAGTTGACACTCCCGAACGGTAGCGCTGTCCCGCTGACGTTTAACACCACTTTAAACGGTATTTAAATGGCTTATAAAGTACCCGCATTATCAACATTGCTGGCCCGTGGCCAGGCCGATATTGAAAGCCGCTTACCCGGCACCTTTGCCCGGCGCGGCGTCAGTACAGCCGGAGCCATTGCCTTTGCCAATGCGGGTAACACCGCGGGTCTGCATGACCATTTAGCCTGGACATCGCGACAAATCATTCCGCACCTGGCCGATGACGATAAGTTGCTGGAACATTGCGAGTTTTGGGGCGTGTGGCGCAAACCCGCCGCGACGGCGGCAGGTTCTCTAGCCGTGACGCTGGTTGGTGATAGCGTTATTCCACAAGGCACCCGCTGGCAGCGGCCAGACGGCGTACTGTTTGAATCCGTATCTGAAGTCAGAGCCAGTGCCGGAACCGTGGCGGTGGCTGTCACGGCCATTGACACCGGGAAGAACAGCAATACTGCCGCTAACGTGGCGCTGGAACTGGTTTCCGCCGTGGCATTTGTTCAGAGCAAGGCGCTGGTCAGCCAGACCACTATCAGTGGCGGTGCCGAACTGGAGAGCATTGACTCGCTGGGTGTGCGCTTGTTGTTCAGGGTGCAATATCCCCCGTCCGGGGGGAACCAGTTTGACTATGTCCGCTGGGCGTTAGAATGTCCCGGTGTCACTCGCGCATGGTGCATTCCTCGTTATCGCGGTTATGGCACTGTGGGTGTGATGTTTGTGCTTGATGAAGAGGTGAATATCTTCCCAACGCCGCAGGATATTGCCCGCGTCAAAGATTACCTGACCGCACACATCAATCCCGTGACCAATCAGGTTGAAGGCAAAACCGTGGGGGCCGAGTTGATTGTTGAAAGCCCGGAACCACTGCCACTGAATCCAATTATTCGGGTCTCCCCCAATACTGACGAGGTCAGAACGGCAGTCAGTGACAGTCTGAAAACCTATCTTGCTACCCTCCCGCGTGGTGGCACGGCACTGTTGTCTCATGTGCGAGCCACCATATCGAACTCACAAGGTGAAGCTGATAACCTCTTGATTTTCCCTACAACTGACCTGTATGCAGCAGAAAATAAGCTGTTTGTCTTGGGGGATATCGTATGGCGATGACTGCGCAAGACTATCAACAATCCGGTCTGCATCTGCTGCCGAACGGTAAAGCCTGGCCAAAAGTGCCGGGCAGTTCACTGGCACAACTGATGCTGGCTACAGGCGACGAGTTTGCCCGAATTGATAGCGTCAATGATGCACTACTGAATGAAATGCATCCTGACCGGGCATTTATGTTGCTGAACGATTGGGAGGACTTTGCTGGTCTACCTGATTGCAGCATTGACCGTGATGCGACAATTGAAAGCCGTCGTCGTGCTCTCAAGACCAAGTTAACGATGGCAGGTAGTTTATGTCTTCCATTTTATGAGCAACTGGCTGCGTCGCGCGGTTACAGCATTACGCTGGTTGAGCGCTATCCGCACCATTGCCTGCGGGGTTGCAATTACCCTATTTACCCCGAAAAAAACTGGTTTCGTGTCTTTGTTTATGTGGCCTCTACGGTCACTCACTACTCAACTGTACTGGATAATTGCAGACAGCGTTTACGTGTGGCTGATGCGGCAGACCTTGAGTGTTTGCTTGAGCGTTATGCCCCGGCTGAAACAGAATTCATCTTTATATACGAGGATTAATCATGTATGGACTAGATAACACCAGCGGTATCAGTGTCATGCCTCCAGTCGCGCCTGCCGTCAGCCCGACGCCACTGTGGTTTACAGAGGGCGGAGCAGGACAGTCACCGAGTTACCCTGGGCAGGACTGGTTTAATATGTTTCAGGCTGAACATTTGAATGTGTTGGCTGATGCAGGTATTAGCCCGGATAAATCAAAGTTGAATCAGTTAGCTACTGCTATTAAGAAATTAATTGCCACCGGATTGCCTGAAATCCCCGTCGCATCATTATCCCAGAAAGGTATCGTGCAATTAAGTAGCTCGATAAACAGTGACAGTGAAACGCTAGCTGCAACATCAAAAGCTGTTAAAACTGCAAGCGAAGCAGCACTGAAAATAGAGAAAAATCTGTCTGATTTGAATGATACAGCAGCAGCAAGAACAAACCTGGGGCTGGGTGGCGCATCATCGCTGAATGTCGGCACAACGGCGGGGACGGTGGCCGCAGGGAATGATTCGAGAATTGTCGGTGCATTACAAAAAACCGGAGGAACAATTTCAGGAAATATATTAGTTAATGGCGTTATATCGACACCAAATCTTATTACGGCTCTAGGAGTATCCCTAGCCGATGGTACGACAATAGTTCAAGGCGATGGAAACATAATTGGCGCGGGGTCAGCGTTTGGCCCACAGGGGCTGGTTGCTGCATTGCAAGGAAAAATAGACGGGGTTCGAGTTACAGCAACAGTAACAGGGCCAGCGGGAGAATCGCCCATTGGGGCGTTTATGGTTGGATTGAATGGTGCGATCAGCCAATCGTATAGATATATACAGATTTTAAGAAATGGCGTTTGGTCAACGATTACTACATAGGAATTAGTTATGGAATTATTAAACTTAAAGTCATACATACCTGACGATCCCAAATTAGGTACTGACTCACAATATCTTATTGATGAAAATGGCCGGGATTGGTACGAGTCACAAAAACTATTTAAGAAAAAATACAAAGTAGCATTAGATCCGCAAAGTAAGGTCATACGAAGCATCAGCGAAGATGTATCCATGCTTTTCCCGATAAACTGTGATGTTCTTGAGTTTGATATTATTCAAGATGGCTGTGATATCAGTGGTGCGTGGGTATTTGATGGAGAAAAGTTAGTTAGGCGAAATGTAAGTGCAGCGGAAATCATAGCCGCAGCAGCAGCAAAGAAAGCAACATTAAAAGCAGCGGCAGACTCTGAGATTGACTGGCGGCAAGATGCAGTTGACGCAGAAGAAGCCAGTAAAAAAGAAATATCTGAACTCGCGGCGTGGAAGAAATACCGCGTTGCACTTATGCGTATTGATGTGAGTGCAGCGCATGATATTGAGTGGCTAGCAGCACCAATTTGA